ATGAATACCAATCTACAGAACCAGAATCAGCGCCAGACGCGGGTACAGAGTCTGAAGTCCGCATCAGAAAACGGGCGCGAAATGCCGGCGGCGGCTCGACGCTTCTGGAACTGGGACAATGACGAAAACACCGGTATCCGCACCCTATACCTTGACGGCACCATTGCGGACGAAAGCTGGTTCGATGACGATATCACCCCGGCTGCGTTCCGCGAGGAGCTTTTCGCGGGAAGCGGCCCCATCACCATTTGGATCAATTCGCCCGGCGGAGACTGCATCGCCGCCAGCCAGATTTATACCATGCTGATGGACTACAAGGGCAATGTGACCGTCAAGGTGGACGGCATCGCGGCGTCCGCGGCTTCGGTCGTGGCGATGGCGGGAACCAAAGTGCTGATGGCGCCCACCGCCCTGATGATGATCCACAACCCGGCGACGGTGGCATTCGGCGACCATGCCGACATGGCAAAAGCAATTGATATGCTCTCCGAAGTCAAGGAAAGCATCATCAACGCCTATGAAATCAAGACGGGGCTTTCCCACGCACAGCTTTCACACATGATGGACGATACCACCTGGATGAACGCCAAAAAGGCCATTGAACTCGGCTTTGCGGACGATATCCTGACGGATGAAAAGCGCGGATCCACAGCGGACACCGAGGGATATGCGTTCTCCGCCTCAGCGGTGGAACGCACCCTCATGAATAAGCTTTCCGGCAAAGCGTTCTGCAGGCCGGAAAAACAACCCAAAGGGCGCCCGGTCGATGAACTGAAGGCGTCCCTTTACAAAAAACTGCTGTAAAGCAAGGAGGATTTTTATCATGACGATTACCGAAATAAGAAACAAAAGGGCCAAGCTGTGGAACACGATGGAGGGCTTCCTCGATACCCACAGGAACGACATGGGCGTGCTTTCCGCGGAGGATGACGCCGCCTATACCAAGATGGAGCATGACCTGGACAGCCTCACCAACGAAATCAAGCGCATGGAGCGCCGGGACGCCATCGAAGCGGAATTGAACAAGCCTGTCAATCAGCCGATTACCGAAGCGCCCGAACGCACTGCCTCCCTCAAGCCGGAGAAAGCCGGCAGAGCCTCCGACGCCTACAAAGAGGACTTTGACCGCCACCTGCGCGGCAAAATCCAGCTGCACAACGTCCTGTCCGAGGGTGTGGACGCGGACGGCGGCTATCTGGTGCCGGAGGAATTTGAAACCCAGATTGTCACTGCCCTTACAGCAGAGAACGTAATCCGCTCCCTCGCCAAGGTCATCACCACACAGCACGAACGCAAGATTCCCATTGCCACAGGTCACTCCACGGCACAGTGGACTGCGGAGAACGCCGCATACACCGAGAGCAATCCGACCTTCGGGCAGAAGCAGATCGATGCCTTCAAGCTGACCGACCTCTGCCGCGTCAGTGTGGAGCTTCTGCAGGATTCCGCATTCGATATTGAAGAATACCTCATGAATGAATTTGCCAGAGCCTTCGGCATCGCCGAGGAGGAAGCCTTCTGCGTGGGCACCGGAACGAACCAGCCCACGGGGATTTTTACCGAAAACGGCGGTGCGGTCGGTGTGACCGCGGCGGCGCAGAACGCCATCACGGCGGACGAGTTGATCAGCCTCGTGTATGCGCTGAAATCCCCGTACCGCAGAAACGCCAAGTTCCTCATGAACGACGCGACCATTTCCGCCATCCGCAAGCTGAAGGACTCCAACGGCGTGTATCTCTGGCAGCCCTCCCTGCAGGCGGATGAACCTGACAAGCTGCTCGGCTACGATTTGTACACTTCTCCTTACGCGCCGGCAATTGCGGCAGGCGCCTATACCGTGGCGTTCGGCGATTTCAAGAACTACTGGATCGGCGACCGCGCGGGCAGAACCGTGCAGAGACTGAATGAGCTTTATGCCACCAACGGTCAAATCGGCTATGTGGCTACGGAGCGCGTGGACGGCAAGGTCATTCTGACGGAAGGCATACAGCTTCTGCAGATGAAGGCGGGTTCTTAATCAAGGAAGGAGGCGGCGGGAATGGACACCCTGCTTGAAAAAGTCAAAGCCAATCTGATTCTCTCGCATACACAAGACGACGAGCTTCTGCAGATGTACATCACCGCCGCCGTCCGTTATGCCGAAAGCTATCAGCATATTACGGAAGGTTTCTATACGGAAAACGAAATGACACCCACTACCGAACAGGCGGTCATCATGCTGGCAAGCCATTTTTATGAAAGCCGTGACGGCTCCACAGGCGGCTTCTTCGCAGACAACACCAATGCGGCGCAGCAGGTGTGGAACACGGTAAACTTGCTTCTTCGGCTTGACCGGGATTGGAAGGTATAGCTATGAGTTTTGGAAAAATGAACAGCTTTGTTAACATCATCTCCAACGCGCCGGTCAAGGATGCGGACGGCTTTGTTACACAGGGGGACACGGTTCTCGCTTCCGTCCGCGCCTACAAGGAGGACCGCAACGGCTCGGAGCGCTGGGCGAACATGGCAGTCTTTTCCGAAGCGTCCGTGCTGTTCCGCTTCCGCAAAATTCCCGGCGTCGAGGTCAGCCCGGCTCTCTTTATCGTCTGTGAAGAGAAGCGCTATCGGATTACCAGCGCGGAGGATGTGCGCGGGCGCGGGATGTATGTGGAGTGCCTGTGCGAACTGGTGGAAGGGAGCGTGAACTGATATGGCGCGGGTAGAAATGAAAATGCCGGAGGACTTTCTCTTGAAGGTTTCCCGGCTGAATGAAAAGACGGACGAAATTCTGCCCCGTGTGCTGGAAGCCGGCGGGCAGGTCGTGCTGGAGCGGGTAAAATCCAATCTTTCCGCCGTCATAGGCAAAGGCACGAAAGTTCCCAGCCGCTCCACCGGCGAACTGGAAAGCGCGCTGGGGCTTTCACCCGCCAAACCTAAGCGGGACGGCTCGGGCTGGGATATCAAGGTCGGCTTTGCCGAGCCGCGCTCGGACGGCGGCAGCAACGCCAAGATTGCCAACATCCTCGAGTATGGCAGGCATGGTCAGCCGCCCAAGCCCTTTCTCAAGCCGGCGAAAACCCAGAGCCGCAAGGCCTGCATCGAAACGATGAAATCAAAGCTGGACGAGGAGGTGCGGAAAATATGAGCGTGCTTTCGGAACTCAATACGATTCTTTCGCCCATTCTCCCTGTGGAGACGGGCGTTTTTTCCGGTGTTCCGCCTGACGAATATCTGGTGCTGACGCCGCTGACGGATGATTTCGCCCTGTTCGGCGACAACGCGCCGCTGATGGATGTGTCCGAGGTGCGGATTTCGCTCTTTTCCAAGGACAATTATCTTCTGCGAAAACGACAGATTACTGGTGCTTTGCTTCGTGCTGGCTTTACCATCACGGCACGCACCTATGTCGGGCATGAGGACGATACCGGCTACCACCACTACGCCATTGATGTGGCGCAGTCTTATGAAACGGAGGAATAAACTATGGCTACCATTGGAATGGATAAGCTCTATTACGCAAAAATCACCGAAGCCGAGGACGGTGAGGAAACCTATGACACCCCGGAAATTCTCGCAAAGGCCATCTCGGCGGAATTGTCCGTGGAGCTTGCCGAAGCAACCCTTTACGCGGATGACGGTGCGTCGGAGGTTGTCAAGGACTTCAAATCCGGCAAGCTGACGCTGGGTGTGGACGATATCGGCATCACGGCCGCACAGAATCTCACCGGCGCTTTGGCGGACGACAACGGCGTGCTCATCTCCGCCGGGGAAAACATCGCTCCGCCGGTGGCCATCGGCTTCCGCGCCCTGCGGGCCAACGGCAAGTACCGCTATTTCTGGCTGTACCGCGTCATTTTCGGCATTCCGTCTACCAACCTGCAGACCAAGGGCGACTCCATCACCTTTCAAACGCCCAGCATTGAAGGCACAGTCATGCGCCGCAACAAGCCGGATTCCAAGGGAACGCACCCGTGGAAGGCGGAGGTTTCCGAGGGCGCCGCGGGCGTTACGTCCGAAACCATTTCCGGCTGGTTCGGGCAGGTGTACGAACCAACCTACACCGAAGCGCCGGCCGGCGAATAAGGAGGGATGACGCATGGAAAACGAACGAAGTGCCGTAATTACAATTGGCGGAAAAGAGTATGAACTGGTGCTCACCACCCGCGCCACCAAGGAAATCGCGCGCCGCTACGGCGGGCTGGAGAACCTCGGCGAAAAGCTGATGAAATCCGAGAACTTCGAGATGGCTCTGGATGAGATCGTCTGGCTGATTACACTGCTGGCGAATCAGTCCATTTTGATTTACAACCTCAAAAACAAGGACGCGCCGCAGGAACTGCTCACCGAAGAGGACGTGGAACTGCTGACCTCGCCGCTGGATCTGGCGGCGTACAAGAACGCCATCACCGAGGCGATGTTCAAGGGCACGGCACGGAATGTGGAGAGTGAGGAGGAAACCTCCTCAAAAAACGCGGAAGTCGGGTAAACACGGAAGAGCTGTTTACCCGACTTTTGTATTACGGAACGGTGCAGATGAGCATGGGCGCGGAGGAATTCTGGCTGATGCCCATCGGTCTGTTTCTGGATTTATGGGCCTGTCACAAGCAGTTTCTCGGCATGGAAAAGCCGAAGCAGACCTTTTCCATTGACGACATCATCCCGCCGGGGATTTAACAGGGAGGTGAGCGGCGGATGGCGGATAATTTCGGCCTGAAAATCGGTGTAGAGGGCGAAAAGGAGTTCAAAAAAGCGCTCTCGGACATCAATCAGTCCTTCAAAGTTCTCGGCTCTGAAATGACGCTTGTCACCAGCCAGTTTGACAAGCAGGACAAATCCGTGCAGGCGGCCGCCGCCCGCAGCGAAGTTCTCAACAAGCAGATCGACGCCCAGAAGACGAAAATTGAAACCCTGCGCGCCGCTCTGCAAAACGCCTCCGACTCCTTCGGCGAGAACGACCGCCGCACCCAGAACTGGCAGATACAGCTGAACAAGGCGCAGGCGGAACTGAACGGCATGGAGCGCGAGCTGTCAGAATCCACCGAGGGCGCGGACAATCTAGGGAACGAACTGAAGGAAAGCGGCGACGAGGCGGAGAAGTCCGGTTCCAAGTTTGAAAAGCTGGGCGGCGTTTTAAAGGGCGTCGGCGTGGCGATGGGCGCGGTCGTAGTCGCCGCCGGCGCCGCCGCCGTTAAGCTCGGCAAGGAAGTTGTCGCCGCCTACGCCGATTACGAGCAGCTGGTGGGCGGCGTGGACACGCTGTTCAAGGATTCCAGCGCGGCCGTCCAGAGCTATGCCGCCAACGCCTTCAAAACCGCCGGCATGTCCGCCAACGAGTATATGGAGACGGTGACCAGCTTTTCGGCCAGCCTTATTCAGTCCCTCGGCGGAGACACCGCCAAGGCGGCCAAGGCGGCGGACACGGCGATTACCGATATGTCCGACAACGCCAACAAAATGGGCACAAGCATTTCCTCCATTCAGGACGCCTATCAGGGCTTTGCCAAGCAAAACTACTCGATGCTCGACAACCTGAAGCTCGGCTACGGCGGCACGAAAACCGAAATGGAGCGGCTGCTTGCCGACGCCGAAAAGCTGTCCGGGCAGAAATACGATATCAGCAATCTGAATGATGTGTATGCGGCCATCCACGTGATTCAGACGGAAATGGGCATTACGGGTACGACCGCCAAGGAAGCGACCGAAACCATCAGCGGCTCCATCGCCGGGATGCAGTCGGCCATCGGCAACCTGACGGCAGGGCTGGGCGACGCGGACGCGGATATTCAGCTGTTGATTGGCAACGTGGTGGAAGCCTTTCAGAACGTGGTCAAGAACATCACACCAGTGATTGAGAACATCGTCGCCGCCCTGCCTGCCGCCTTGGACGGAATTCTGCAGGCGGTCGGGGAACTGCTCCCCACACTGCTGTTTACGGTGGTTGACCTGTTTACGCAGGTGCTCGAAACACTCCTCAGTCTTTTACCCGAACTCATCCCGGCGGCGGTGGAAGCGGTGCTGACTATTGTAGGCGCACTGATTGATAATCTGCCCTTGCTCATCGATGCCGCAGTACAGTTAATTGCCGCCCTCGTAATGGGGCTTGGCGCCGCTTTGCCGGAACTGATTCCCACGGCGGTTGAGGCGATTATCACCATCGTGCAGGGCCTGATTGACAACCTCCCGATGCTGCTGGAAGCGGCGCTGCAGCTCATTCTCGGACTGGCGCAGGGACTGCTCGACGCCATTCCGCAGCTGATAGCGGCGCTCCCCGCCATCATCACCGCGCTGGTGAATTTTCTGATCGGCTCGATACCGCAGATTGTGCAGGCAGGGATTTTGTTGCTTACCGCCCTTGTGCAGGCTTTGCCACAGATTATTGAAGCGGTGACGGCGGCGATTCCCCAGATTGTGGACGGCCTTGTGAACGCGCTGATTCTTTCCATCCCCCTCATTGTGGAAGCGGGCGTCAAACTGCTCATCGCGCTGATTCAGAACCTGCCGCTCATCATCACGACGGTGGTTTCCGCCATCCCGCAGATTGTTGCCGCGCTGTCGAGCGCCTTCGCCGGGAACACCGGGAAAATCATTACGGCGGGCGTGAAGCTGCTGGTGTCGCTGATTGCCAATCTTCCCTCCATCATCGTGGAAGTTGTCAAGGCGGTGCCGCAGATCGTGGCAGGCCTCGTCCGGGCGTTCACCGGCTACATCGGGCAGATGGCGCAGGTGGGCGGAAACCTGATCAAGGGCTTGTGGCAGGGTATTTCGGACGCCGGCGCGTGGCTGTGGAACAAAATCAGCGGCTTCTTCGGCGGCATTGTGGACCGCATCAAGGACTTCTTCGGCATCCATTCGCCCTCGACGCTGTTCGCCGGCCTTGGTCGAAACATGGGCGAAGGTATCGGCGTGGGCTTCGAGGACGCGATGGCTTCCGTCTCCCGCGAAATGCAGAACGCCATTCCCACCGGTTTTTCCGTAAACGCCGGTGCGTCCGTGCGGAGCATCTCTACAGGAACAAGCATCACGCAGAATATCTCGGTGGTTTCCCCTAAGGCATTGTCCGAAAAGGAGCTTGCCCGGGAATTTAAGAACCTCTCGCGCAAGCTGGCACTGGAGTTTTAAGAGGAGGAAAAAATAGCTGTCGGAGCACAGCTCCTCCTGCGGCAAGCCGCACCGCTATTTTCAAGAGTTTGTGTCTGACGCCACAAACTCCGAACATCTGATGGAGGAAGTGAAAGTTTGATGGAACTGACCTATACCAACGAAACGGGCGGCAAGCTGACGCTCCGGCAGGCAAAGCCGTTTTTTCTGACGAAGCTCGACGGCGCGGGAAGCGTCCGCCAGACCGTCAATACCTTCCAAGCGCCCCAGCAGGACGGCGCTTTTTTCATTTCCTCCGCGCTGGATATGCGCAATATCACGCTGGAGGGCACGATTGCGGCGGGAACGCCAAACAAAGCCTACGAGTACCGCAGGCAGTTTTTGAAGATCTTCACGCCAAAGCAAACCGGCACGCTGACCTACCGGAACCGGCAGATTGCCTGCGTGGTGGAGGAAGCCGGGTTCACCGCCTCGGGCAGGGAACGCGCGCCGGGCTTTTTTGTGAGTCTGCTGTGTCCCTCTCCCTTTTTCGAGGCACTTGCGGAAATCCGCGCGGAGCTTGCCCGCTGGACGCCACTCTTTCATTTTGTGCTGGAAATCCCCGACGGCGGCGTGGAATTCGGCTCCCGCCAGCCCAGCCAGATTATCACGGTGGAAAATCCCGGGGATGTGTCCTGCGGCTGCCGAATCGTGTTCCGCGCGCTGGGCGAAGTAACAAATCCCGAACTGATGGACGTTTCCACTGGCGAATATGTCCGTCTGAACACCGTCCTGACCGCCGGGGAGGAAATCCGCGTCTACACCCATTTTGCGGGCAAGCGGGTGGTGCGGGTGCAGAGCGGCGAGGAGGTCAGCGTGTTCAGCCTGCTGGACACCGGCTCCACCTTCCTTCAGCTGTCTCCCGGCACGACCACTCTCCGCTACGACGCGGCGGCGGGCAAGGAACTGCTGGAGGTCAGCCTGTACTACCGCCCGCAGTATCTGGGAGTGTAGTGTAAAAGTGCGCGCTGACGTGCGCCTTTTTTACACGACAAAAAGGACTTGAAATCCAAAAATCAGGGCTTTCATGCGCTGGCGCGCACCGTCCTTTTTGAAAGGGGTAAATTTTCAATGGAATTGTATGTATTTGACGCAAGCCGCAGGCCTGCCGGTGTGGTGGAGTCGTTTGAATACCTACGCTGGACAAGGAAGTATTCCCAGTGTGGGAGCTTTGAGCTCAAGGCCATCGCCACGGCGGAAAACCTCGCCCTACTGGCGCTGGGGAATCTTATTTGGAAAAGCGGCGGCGAGGAAGCCGGCGTGATTGAATATGCGGAAATCTCGCAGGAGGAAAAAGAACTTATCACCGTCAGCGGACGGTTCGCCGTTTCCTATCTCGCCCGGCGCATCGTGTGGGACACGGAAATCCTAAACGGCACGCTTGCCGACTGCGCGGGGCAGCTGGTGAACAACCACCTCATCAGCCCGGGCAACACCGACCGGCGGATGGACTTCATCGCCTACGACGGCGGAGGGCTGGCGGATCCGGTCAGCACGCAGATTTCTTACAAAAATCTCATGGACGCGGTGACCGGCTTATGCGAAGCGGCGGACGCCGGCATCAAGGCGGTGTTTTCCCCAGCAGGTGGAATCTTCACTATCACGCTGTACAAGGGCGCGGCGTCGCAGGCGGTGTTCTCGTGGGAGTATGAAAATCTCACATCCCAGACCTTTACGAAAAGCGCATCGGACTATGCCAACGTGGCGCTGATCGGCGGCGAGGGCGAAGGCGTGGAGCGTGTGTTTGCCGTGTACGGGGAGAGCGAAGGTTCTGAGCGCCGGGAGGTGTTTGTGGACGCCAAGGCTCTGCGCTCCGAGGATTTCGGGGACGAGTACACCGCCGCCCTGCTCTTTCAGGGGCAGAGCAAGTTAAGCGAGCTTGCGATGGCACAGTCTTTCGACGCGTCCGTCAATCCCCACGGCAATCTGACCTATGGCACGGATTTCGACCTCGGGCAGACCGTGAAGGTGGTGTCAAAGAAATGGGGCGTGACGCTTACCGCCCGCATTACGGAGATTGAGGAGAGCTATGACGCCGCCGGGCAGAGTCTGGACATCACGTTCGGCAAGGGTGTGCTCACGCTGGCGCAAAAATTAAAACAGGAAGGGTGATACGATGGAAAAAAGCGGATTTTTCAACAGCACAAGCGGCGACCGGATGTACGATGCCGCCGACTTCGCGGGATACTTTGCAAAGCTGGTATCCAACGGGATTTTCTACACAAATACCGACAACCTGCGTGTGACGCCGGGCGGCGGGCTGTCGGTGAACATTCTCGCCGGCAGTGCGTGGATCAACGGCTATGCCTATGAAAATACAGAGGAACTGAACCTGACACTTGCGGCGGCGGACGGCGTGAATCCCCGCATCGACCGGATCGTCGTCCGCTGGGACGCGGTGGTGCGCCAAATTTCTGCGGCGGTGCTGACGGGAACGGCGGCAACTTCTCCCACCGCGCCGGACATCACCCGAAGCGACAATCTTTATGATTTAGTTCTGGCAGATGTTCAGATTCCCGCCGGTGCGGTCTATATCGCCACGCAGCATCTGACGGACAAAAGGCTGGATACCGCCCTGTGCGGCACGGTCAATTCGCTGATTACGGCGGTTTATGAATGAAAGGCGCTGTCGTTGCTGCGCAACAACGCAAGTTTTCCTTTTTTGCAAAAAGAAATGCAAAAATTCGGCAAGCCGAAACGGAAAACTTGTTTATCGGAAGGAGAATTTAAATGGCGGATATCAACGGTGTTGTATTAAGCGCGGGCAGCGGCCCGACGGTTAAATACACCATCACCTATACGAAAAGCCGGCCGAACAACAGCCAGATGACCTACAATTTTACGATTGCGGCGGCGCTTGGCTCCTCCGGCTCTTACATCCACAGCGGCTACGCGCTTTTATGCACCATCACCGTCAACGGCTCGTCCGGGCAGGTACGCATCAAGGCGGCCGACAACGACAACTGGGACGGCACCACGCCCCGCTACCGCTACGTGACGATCACCTGTTCTTCCACTACCGGCAATTCTGCGCAGGGCGTGCGCTTCCGGGTGGTGTCGGATGGGCGTATGTCGTTGAGTTCCGGCGTCATCGACAACTCCAGCTACACCGTGACCAGCTCCGCGCTTCTGACCACAGCCTGCGGCGCGCCGTCCGCCTGTTCCGTTTCCCCCACGGTGGCGGAAGGAAATGCCGCGCTCTCGTGGAGCGGCGCGTCTGGCGGCACGAACAACGCCGTCACCGGCTTTGAAATCCAGTACAGCGATTCCTCCAACAACGCCGACTGGGGAAGCTGGACGGCGCTGACTACCGTTTCTTCTTCCTCTGCATCGGGAAGTTTATCCGTTGCTCCGCCATCTACGAGGGGCAATTACCGTCGGTTCCGGATACGGACGCAAGGCGCGGCAGGCTCAAGCTACTATTCGGGCTGGACGGTATCCTCCAATTCCGTGCGGAAAAACACGCCGCCCGAAAAGGCATCTGTTTTAACGGCGTCTCCCTCGGTTTACAGCGAAGGGCCGATTACCCTGACATGGAGCGGCGCGTCCGGCGGCACCAGCCCCATCAAGGGGTATATGCTGGCAAGCAAGACCTCCACGGACGGCTCGACCTGGACTTCATGGAACGTGCTGGAAAACTTCGATCTGTCCGCCTCCTCCGGGACACGGACAGCGGCGGCTTCCACCACGCCCGGCACCTACACGAAATACGGCCTGTGGACCATTGACACGCTGGATGTCTATTCCGCCGAGCAGGTTTCCAACACCATTCTCTGCGTGGCGGCCGCCTGCGATGAACCGATAATCGCAGCACCAAAAGTAGGCGCTTCCACCTACAATCCGAATCCCCGCGTGCTGATGACTACCGGCGCACAGCCGAATGCACAGGTGGCGCAGGTCAAAATCGGCACGGGAAGCTGGCAGGACGGTGTGAACAACCCGTCCCTCTTTTCTCCCAGTGGAGAAGTCGGCGGCAGTGCGGCGGTGATGTTCAAGGCAGAAACGCAGTCGGCGGGTACAAAAACGCTCACGGTACGGTGCGTGAACACGGACTTTGAAGCGCCCAGTGCGGAAATTTCCCGCTCGTTTACGGTGCTGGCATCTCCGTTTGAGGAAATTGCGGCCAATGAAACCAAGGTCAAAGCAAGCCATATCACGGCGCTCCGCACTGCTGTCAACACCGTGCGAAACTACTATGGCCTTGCGTCGGTTTCATGGAGCGAGGAAATCACGGCGGGAAAAACGGAAGTGAAGAGCTGGCCGCTTCACATTCTGGAGATTCGCGCCGCCGTGGAGCCGGTGATTGTGGTCATTAACCAATTTGGAGGAGGAACGAGTTTCACTGTCCCGGAACCGGACTGGGAAGAACTCGGCACGGGAAGGCCCCGAGCGGCGGTGATGAACCAGCTTGCCGAACTGATTCTGTCGCTGTAACACTCACAAATTCAAGCGTTTCCGCTTTATGTGACAGTTCATAAGGAAGTGTTCACCCGCCGTGCAACGGAAACTGCGGCAATCACAGATTCTGGCACGGCGGATTGGGATTAAACGCCCTGCGTTTACGCGGGAGCACTTTTTTCATACAAAAAAATGAAAACAGGAGGTATCGATATGAAGGAAATCTGGGTCTGGATTCAGGCCGCGCTGGTGGCTGTCGGCGGCGCACTCGGCTGGTTCCTCGGCGGGTGGGACGGCTTTCTCTACGCGCTGCTGGCGTTTGTCGTCCTCGACTATCTGACAGGCGTGCTGTGCGCGATTGCCGACAAAAAGCTTTCCAGCGAAATCGGCTTTAAGGGCATCTCCCGCAAGGTGCTGATTTTCGCGCTGGTGGGCGTTGGAAACATCATTGACAGCCAGGTGCTGGGCGACGGCGGCGCGGTGCGCACGGCGGTTATCTTTTTCTATCTGTCCAACGAGGGTGTTTCCATTCTGGAAAACGCGGGGCATCTGGGACTTCCCATCCCCGAAAAACTGAAGGCGGTTCTGGAACAGCTTCACGACCGCAATGATGAGGAGGAACAATAACTATGGCAAAAATCAAAGGAATTGACGTATCCCACTGGCAGGGAACGATTGACTGGGACAGGGTCAAAGCGGCAGGCATTAAGTTTGCCATCATCAAAGCCGGAGGCTCTGACGCGGGCTTTTACACCGACAGCAAATGGGAAGCAAACTATACGGGAGCCAAGGCAGCCGGTATCCCTATCGGCGCATATTATTTTGTCGGCAGGGACTGCGTTACTGCCGCTGCAGGAAAAGCGGATGCGGAACGCTTCATCAAAATTCTAAACGGCAAACAGCTGGAGTATCCTGTCTACATGGATAACGAAGCGCAGCCTGCTTCTGCCAAAGCCGGTATTACGGAAGCCTCCATCGCTTTCTGTGAGGCAATGGAAGCCGCCGGATACTTCGTCGGTATCTACGGCTCTGTTGTCTCCGGTTTTGAGGAGCGCATGGACGACAGCAAGCTCAAGGCCTATTCCCACTGGGTAGCGCAGTACGCCGACAAATGCACCTACGCCGGCGAATACGGTATCTGGCAGTATTCTTCCACTGGCAGGGTCGATGGCATCAAGGGTAATGTGGATATGGACTATGGATATATCGACTATCCGTCCATCATCAAGAACGGCGGCTTTAACGGCTATGAAAAGACTACTGCAGATAAGAATAAATCTGGTGAAGACAAACCCACTTCGAAGAAAAGCGTTGATGAACTTGCCGCCGAGGTCATCAACGGTAAGTGGGGCAACGGAGAGGAGCGTAAGAAAAAACTGACATCGGCAGGCTATGACTATTCTGTTGTGCAGGCGAGGGTCAACGAGATTCTTTCTGGGAAAAGTACTTCAACCCCGGTAACCTATGAAACCTACACTGTGGTCAAGGGCGACACCCTCTGGGGCATCGCCGCCAAAAAGCTTGGAAGCGGTGCGCGGTATAAGGAAATCAAGACGCTTAATGGTCTGTCCTCAGATACCATTTACGCCGGGCAGAAACTGAAAATTCCGAAAAAGTGA